CAGGTAACTTACACAGACGAATTGAAGGTGACCATGCGTGTGATTGGGAATATGTCTTCCTATGAACACGACCCGTTGCTGTGGTTGGATCAAAACTACTATAGTAATGGTGTTCAAGCTATGGCTTGGGGTGGTTATCAGATTGGAGATACATGGGTATTGAAGTTTGTAAAAGCTCCACTTGGGTTGGATAAAGTAGAGCGACAAGAACTGAACTTGTTTGATGTGTTTAGGCGTGATGATTTTGAAGGTGTTGTTAAAGGTGTTGTAAACCCTCACGATGCTGAGTCATTTAAGCCGGCACTTGAATTCGTAGGAATTTATGGAGATGAAGTTTATTCTCTCTTTAAGTTTGTATGGATTCGTAAGACAGGTCAAGAACGTCGCATACTCCTTCCAAAGTCAATGATAGCGGCTGTTGCTGCGAAAATGATTGGTGTTGATCGAAATGAGAAAGCATTGAGGACTTGTATTCGTTACATGGGCTCTTATTGTTCTCATGATAAGATCGATATTCCGCCAGACATTTTAGTTGACTGTAAAACCTTTGGTGCTGCTTATGCATTCATTTATTCATTGGAGAAAGAAATTACAGCATTTAATAATCTTTGTTCTTATTCTATGCATGGTCGTTATAATGCTTTGAGGCGTGTGCTTACTCTTCAAGGTATTTGGGATGATCGTTTGGCTCGTTGGAGCGCATTGTTGGGTGTTGCTGCGTTTGGTTTATATCAAATAAAGTCATTCAATGGAGCGTTTCCATCAGTTAAACGATTTGATTGGTCTAAGGTCGGTTGGGCCACCATAGCCCTTTGTGCGCTCGGGGGAGGAGCTTACAAGTGGGTGAATAGCGATTTTGTTGTGGAATCTGATTTAGTGACGGATTATGATACTGAACGTTCTTCAGGAGATCAAGATTGCGACGCAATTGAAGGGTGGCCGGAAGGTTTACCTGGATATGAGTCTTCCAATCATTTGAAACCCCTAAGAGAACGTGCTGAAGTATCAGTTCCTGAATTGGAATTAGAAATTGAGAAAGGAGAATTTTATGCAGTGGCTCCCACTTTCGCCCAATATATACCCGTTGTTCCTCGCTCTTCTTTGCAGAATGAAGTCGTTAGCATACGCAATCGTGCTACTATGATGGTTCCGGTTGAGAACTTGGATACTTGGAATCAAGTTATTAATTATTCATCTGATTACAGTTATGATTTATCTGTTATTTATGATGAAGACTTAGACTATGATTCCTGGAATTCAAAGTTTCCAACGGGCCGTCAGAAGCAGCATAATGTGGCCCTCTCTGATTTGGAGTTGAATCCTTTAAGCTTTAAAGACTGTTATAGGTCTTCATTTGTTAAGAGGGAATTGACTCTAAAAGGGGGTTATGAACCTGAAGAATTTGATCCTAGATGTATCCAAGGTACGTCGCATAGGGCCAATGTCACTTTGGGTCCATTTATGCATAGATTTTCTGAAAATCTGCACAAAAAGTGGAACGTTGAAACAAAATTGTGTTATACATCTGGATGTACTGGTGAAGATTTAGGTAGCTGGCGAGCCCAGTTTGGGGACGAAGACGTGACTATTTTTGAAGTAGATTTCACTAGGTATGATGCTCATCAAGGGCGCGGAGCTTATTTATTGGAGAAATCCTTTTATGAGCGGTGCGGCCTTCGAACATTAGAAGATGCCTGGTTTGTTTTCAAAGCTCAGTCTCGAACTATTGGTTTTACTGGCAAGGGATTGTCGTATAAGGTTCCTTTTACTCGTAAGAGTGGAGATCCTAATACATCTTGTGGTAATTCCATTATAAATGCCATGACTGCAAAATACGCTTTCAAACATATAATTAAGAAAGATAATTATATGCTCGTCCAGGGTGACGATAATTTGATAGTGTTGCGTGGTAAAATGGACAATCTTGAGAAATTTAACGCCAAGAACAGTTTAATGAAATATTATCTGAGTCTCGGCTTGGTTGTTAAACTTAAGATTAGCCATGAATGGCATGAGATTGAGTTTTGTTCATCTATATTTTGGCCTGTAAGTGGGGGATTTGTGTTGGGACCGAAAATTGGAAGGAGACTTCCTAAGATTGGTTTCTCGTTACGCAAACTCTCGGCAGGTCAGGTAAAAGGAATGATACTTGGATGTTCCAAAGAAATGCGGCACATCCCTGTTCTCAGGGAGTATGTAAAGTACTGCTTGAAACAGTTAAAGACGGTAAAGAAAGAACTGTACAGTGATATAGACTCAAAGTATAAAGTGAAATTATCTCAAAATCACGAATACTGCGATGACACTGAAGCTTTCTTCAAGATGCGTTATAATCTTGACGTCTCCGATGTGGAAACCTCACTCCGCGAAACATTAGATTCTGGGCAAAGTTTTACTTGGATGCACAGCTGGGAGCTTCTCCTGGATCTAATGGCCGTGGATGTCTAATTCACAGTCGGCACATACTATGGCGAAAAAGAAGATTGTTAATAGTAAAAAGGCTAAGAAAGCTAAGGAATTGACGAGACTAGGGTCTGCTTTGCGCACTCTTGGTGGTCTTGGGGGTACAGCCGTCGGCTCCATGATTGGAATGCCGACCTCTGGGGGTTCTGTTGGATCTTCGTTGGGAGCTAGTCTGAGTCGTTGGCTTGGATCTGGCGACTACGAAGTGTCGACCAACAGTATCGTTCAGAGAGCTAATGCCTCTGGGACAATACCGGCCATGCACAGAGAAGGTCAGAGTATCGTTGTTAGGCACAAAGAATATGTGGCTCAAATTTCTGGTAAACAAGCGTTTACCGTGGTGAATACGTTCGCGATCAATCCTGGTCTGAGCAATTTGTTTCCATGGTTGGCATCTATTGCCACTAGTTTCCAAGAGTATAAGATTCGAGGAATGGTATATCACTATGTTCCATCAAGTGGTAATGCTATTTCCGGAACTAATGCAGCTCTAGGGACAGTGATGATGCAAACCACTTATCGAAGCAATGATACTGCTCCGGCCTCAAAGGTTGAGATGCTTAATGAATACTGGAGTAGTGAGTCTGTTCCATCACAACCATTTTGTCATCCCATCGAATGTAATCCTAAAGAAAATCCATTTAATATACAATATGTCCGCACTGGGACCGTTCCTTCAGGAGATAATCAACTCCTTTATGATTTAGGCACGACTTACGTGGCTGTGTCAGGTCAACAGGCTGATAATACTGTATTGGGTGATCTTTGGATAACCTATGAAATTGAGTTAAAGAAGCC